CATGGCAGACCGTGTTGCGTTCGTCCAGCCACTTGTAGCTGATCGAGAGGATCGACCAGTCTTCGAGAATCTGGTGGATTCCTACGTTCTGCTTCCCCAGGGACCAGATATAGGAGACAATCGGAGATGTCTCGATGTCGAGAGTCCCGATCCGCACGTTATGTTTCTTTGCCATCTGTCGCTTTCAAAGTTGCCCGGCGCTTGCGTGCCTTCGTGTTGCGTCGGATGCGCTTCTCGTCATCCGACTTGTGTGTGGGGTGTAGCAGGCCCGTCCGGTCCTCGTCATACTGCTGCAAGTAGCTTACGGCCCCATGCAGGAAAGCCGACAGGTTCGACACCCCGAAACGGCGGAAGTTGTTCTCCACTTTCCCGAGCAGGGCATTGCACGTCAGGTGCAGGACTGCTCGCACCAGTCCCGTCGAGTGGTCGTGGTCCAATGCGGTCTTCGGAAACGGTACGGGGAGTTGGCACAAGGCGCAACGGCCCTGCTGCTTCGTCCAGAACTCCAAGCGGACTTGGGCTATCTCCGATGCTTTCAGCTTGCGGGGTTCGGACATAGGCTACGGCCTCGTTGATGCGTTCGAGAATCTCATCTTGCGCGGGTTGCCACAGCTCGTGGGTGCGAAGAGAGACGAAGGGGTTGCCAATGTCGGCAACGTCGAAGGGGTCATGCGGAACTTCGCGCATCCACAGTAAGATACCTTGTTCCAGTAGCTCAACCAACCAGCGCTCTTTGTAGAAGGACTGGTACAGCTTCTGCGCCACGAGCAACGCGCCCATGTCGGAATGTACACCGTCGAGGAATACCTCAGCCGTCTTCTCACCAATGGGCTTGAACACGGTAGCTCGGGCCTCGTACTTCGGTAGGCCGGGGATATTGTCCGCAGTGTCTCCCATGAGGACTTGCTGCCAGAACCACTTGCGACCGTAGAGCTTGTCGTTCATTGTCTTGCTGAACTCACCCCGCGGCAGGTGGTGCAGGATGTGCGTCGTCCAGTCGAGGTGCCAGCCGGGCACCATTCGCATGTCCTTGTCTTGGGTGTAGATCACGGAGTCGCCACGGTGGGCGTAGTGGGCGAACAGGTCGTCGGCCTCCGCGATATGGGTAGTGACTACAGGGTGCTGCCCCACCATGCCCTCGTCGAGGAGGGCGCGGAGGCTCTCCCAATTCTTGGGGCGGGACTTACCTGACCGCTGCCCCTGGTAAGGCTTGACACGCGCTACAGCGTAGCGGTGCCCTTTATGCGAACCCGAGGCCGTCGTCAAGATCGTCACGGACTCCGCACCGCAAGCGCGCTTGGCATCATCGAGCTTTTCGATCATGCGCCTGCGTGCCTCGCCGGGCAGAGTGTCGTCGTTGCCAGCACAGTAGTAGGCAAGCCCGTCGCCATCGGCGTAGAGCGTGCGTCCTTGTATTATTGGCACCGACCCGTTGGTCATTGGCGACGCCTCGCTGGCCGCTGCGATGGCGGCTGCGAAGCGTGCGTTCATCAGACGATACCGTTGAGGGCGTCGTCAGCCGCTGCACCAGTGGGCACGGCAGGCGCTGCGTCGTTCACAGCAGCCGTCTCGTCGGCTTCTTCGGCACCGTCACGGCCAGATTCGGCGTCGGGGATGTCGATGACCGCGCCGCCCGCCGCCAGGACGCCGTGAATCACGGAGCCCTTGAAGTTCTCGGCCAGCTTGATGAGGTTCTGGAACTGGTTCTTCGACTTGGCCGGGGCCGTGATGACCCCCGTCTTCTCGTCGGTACGCGCCGGGTACTCGCCGTCGATGAAGACGCTGTCCCATTGTTCCTTGTCGGCGTAGTCCCACAGGAAGCACTTGATCGGGCTGATCGGCGGGTCCACCTTCAGCAGAGCAAACTCGCCGGTCGGGCCAGTCTCGGGGTCCACCAGCTCGTACCGTGCGGGCTCGAAGGTGAAGCCGCTGCCTTTGATCGACAGCTCGGCGGCAATGCCAGTCCAGGTGGCAGGGGCCGCCTTGTCTTCGCCCTTCTTGGCGTACTTGCGATGCACGACCGTAGCCTTGTAGGCCTCGCCCAGCAGCTCGGCGATGTGGCGGGCCTTGCCGGCGTGATTCAGCTTCTGGAACAGCTTGTAGAAGTTGGCCTTCTCGTTGAGCGACACACTCACTTTGAAGGAGATGCGATGCGGGATGCGCTCGCCGCTTTCGGTCACGGTGGGCGGGTGCTTCGGGCCGCTCAGCTCGAAGGTCAGGTAGGCTTGGTTCTCGATCTTCGGCTTGCCGAGATAGGACTCCTTGTGCTTGCCGACTTCGATGTACGAGATGAAGCGCACACGGGTCGGGCCAGCAGCGGGCGGCACGTAGTCGTCGCTGCCTCCCTTGCTCGCCTTGGTCATGTCCACGCCGGATGCGACAGCCTTGGCGGCCAGTGCTTTGTAGTCGATTGCCATTGTCAGTTTCCTTGAGTTGCAAATGACGGCACGTAGCCGCCCATGTACTCGCGCCGTAGGCGGTCACGCCAGGGCTTTGCGAGTTCTTTGAGCCCATCGATGGAGTCTTCGTCCATCATCGAGGCACCCCATGACGTGTCGCTCGGGACAGGCACGGGAATCTTCCACTTGAACAGGTACTCCATCAGGTCGGAGGCACCTTCCATGCAGGCGTGGAGGCAGGCTGCGGCTTCTCGGGCAACGGACTGGTGTGCGTCGGTGTATACCGCATCATGCACTTGGTTGACCAGCAGAGCGAGCCCCCCGAAGTTTCGCACCGAGTAGAAGGCCCGGACTGCAAGCCACATTGCAGCCTTCGCCCATTCACCACCTGTGCCTTGTACCACGTAGTTCTTGATTTCCGTTGGCGAGAAGCTGGCGAGTACACCACGCTTCACAAGGTAGAGGGGGCTCGGGCTCTCTTGGTAGCTGTAAAGCTTGCCGTCTGGAGTACGGAAGGTTGATCGGCCGAGCTGGCACATGACGCCGGGGGCGTCGGGATGAGGGACCACCACGCCCGAGGGCTTGCGATTACGCTTGATCTGTTCTGTGATGCCAGCGTAGTACGCAGGAATCTCAGGGTAGCGTAGGTCTTCCGCATCTGCGAGTCTCTGAACCTCGTCTTCAGACATGCCCGTCTCTTTGGCAATTTTCGGAACACCTGCGCCGAACGCGCGCTGGAAAGAGTAAACCTTGGCACTCGTGCGTTTGTAGTCCCACTCTTTGATAGGGGCGATGCCCTTGCTCTTGTCCCCCTTCGCAAGGACAAACACATCCTCATAGCTCATGCCCTCTTTGGCCGCGAGCCGAACAACGTGTAGATCGAGCCCGGCCTTCAGGTCAGCGATGAGCTGCTTGCACTGCGTGAGGATCGCCTGAACGTACACCTCCAATGAGGAGAAGTCCGACTGGATGATCTTGCCGTGCGGCACCCAGATGCTGTCGCCGAAGTCATCGGTCACGAACTTGCCGAAGCGCGACACGAACAACAGTTTCACGTCCGACTTGTTCCCCTTCGGGATGTTCTGCAAGTTCGGATCGCTCGATGACAGCCGCGCTGTCACCGTGCTGCACATATTCAGCTTGTGATGGATGATGCCCAGCGCATCGACCAGCGTGAGCATGCCCTTCTGGTCACCATCCTTGTCGGTGGTGATGTAGTAGGTGCCCAGGTCTTTTGCCATCGCCTGAAGCTGAGCAAACAGCTTGAGGAACGGGATGTCCCGCTTGCCCAGCTCCTCGATCACGTCACTGCCCGTGCTCCACACGCCGGGCTCGCTGCCCAACCATGCCCGCTCCGGCTCGGTCAGGCGCTTGAAGGTGTACGGGGCCTTGACACCTCGGCCCTTGGGCTTGGTGGTATCATCGACCTTGACCTTCTTGAGCTTGACCTCGCCCTTCGACTTACCGCCCGCGTAGCGGCTCACGATGAGGCCGTGCTCCTGCGCCACCTCGATGGGCACCGTGTCCCCAGCAGCGTAGCCGAGGGGCAGTGCATCCTGCTCCAGCGTCACGCACACTTGGTCCTTCTGGGCGTACTTCAGCCGCTCGTTGGTCCAGTGGTGCTTGTAGATCGTGCCGCCGCCCGCGAGGTCGTACTCGTAGGCGTCCCACTGCACCGTGCCGCCGAAGATCAGCGCGCTCTTGTGAAAGCGGCTGTTCCAATTGAAGTCGAACGGCAGATCGGCCGGCAAGTAGGAGGCCAGCGCCTCGGTGAGTTCGTCCACCTTGGCGTCCAGCACGCGGGCCATGTCCAGGCCCTTGCCCTTGTCCACGAACATGCCGTTGCGTTCGGCCTCGACCGTGAACAGCAGCGCGCCCATGTTGAGCAGAATGGACTGAAGCTGCCCCGCCTTGCGGGAACGGTCAATCTGCGCAAGCGCAATCTTCTCCGTGTTCTCCACGTCGCCGAGCTGCCACACACCGTGCTCGTCCTCGCCGCCGCAGAGGTAGCGGCTCAGCAGCTCTGGGTCGATGTCCTCGGTCTGCACGCCAGCATTCCACAGCGCCTTGACCTCATCGACCTTGACGTTGCCGCCGTAGCGCGGTGCCACCTCGTCGAGCGAGAGCATCTGATCGCGCTGGCCCAGGCCACAGAGCAGGTACTCGGCAAGCTGGCAGTCCCAGACGTTGCCGCCCTTGACCACGAAGTCCATCCAGGCTTCGAGGTTCTCGGGGTCTTGCAGCGCGTGGCTCAAGTCGAACTTGATGTTGAAGCCCACCAGCAGCTTGACACCTTCGAGCACGGGCTTGAGCCATCCCTTGCCGGGCGGCCACTTGCCGAAACGCACCTCGGTCACGCCGGTGTCACCCTTCTTCTTGAAGCCGTGCGTCACGGGCCAGTTGCGGGTGTCGAAGGGGTTGGCCTTGCGCTTGAAGCTGCTGTGGGTCGTCGTCTCGATGTCCCACGTTGCGTAGCTCATCGCGTCTCCAGCATCGCGGCTTTGATTTCCCGCAGCGTGAAGCCGTTCTGCTGCAACGTGCGCAGACTCATGAAGACGATCTTCTGGGGCGTCCAGCCGCGGTCGAGCTTGTCGCTCTGTTCCTTGTAGCGGCGCAGCGACTCAGCAAACAAGGCTTGCACTTTCTCCACTTGGCCAGGGTCCGCCATCACGATTTCGGTTTCATAGTTCATTTGAGGCTCCGGTGTTGGTGGAGAGCGCGGACCACAGCATCCCTCGGATTTTTGGAGTAATCCCACAGCTTGCCGTCGATCTTGCACCACCACCATTTGAAGTGCGCGCTCCAGACAAGATGGGGCTTTCCGTGTAGCTGGGTCATGCCTCTGCTCCTATCTCTTCAATGAGCCTGACTAACGCCATCGGTAGGCGCTCAGGCAGGCACTTCAGTTGATTGACCTCGAAGGTGCTCTGCATGATGCACTGCACCGCCCTGCCCTCCATGCACGGGGCACTCGTGAAGACCCAGGTACCAGCGTAGGCACCCTCGTGTTCACACTTTGGATACGGCATCGGCCAGTTCCTCCAAGCTAGCGCACACCCGGGTGGCGAAGCGGTACATCACGTCCCAGCGGTCGGGGTCATCAAGCAAGATGAAGGTGGGCTTGCCTGTTCCGGCAACGTAGCCGAGTTCCAGATGGCCGGAGCGCCCCGCAGGAAGAACCAGCAGAGCAGCATCACAGCGATCCAAGTTCGCCTTGTCAAACCGAAACACGTTTGTCGCAGCTCGACCGGCGAGGGCTTCAGTATAAGTCCTGCCGCGGCCTTGCTCGTACTCCTTCCAGTAGTCGTCGGCCTCCGGGCCTGCTGCGTACCAATCATCGAACACCTCCAGATTGCTAGAGCGGAGGCCCTGTGCAATGAACGGTACGCGCTTGTTCCGCAGCGACCCGATCACATAAAGGCTGCGGATCACTTGTTCCATCCTTTTGGGTTCGTCGTCTTGGCAAGCCAGTCCGCTTCGCGGTTCTGCTGGCGCTTGATCTGGGCGGTCTTGCTCATTGCTGAACCTCCACGTAGCGGCTGCGGTCGCCATCGAATATGACTTCCATGTTGGGGGAAGAGGGCATGCGGCTGCGCGCCTTCTTATTCTTGGTGGTGCCTATGTAGCGGCTGTTAAGCAGCGACGGGTCATTCACTGCACCGAGAGTGATGATGACATCGGCCGCGCCCTGCTTGCCTGTCTTCGAGTCCTTCAGCATGGGCAGAGTGGGGAACTGGAGGCCGTCACCATCTGCGCTGATCTGCGAGGTGGCGATGACAGCGCAATCGTGCTTCACGCCCATCAGGCGAGCCCACTGGTACATCGCTTCGAGGAGCTGGTCGGTACGCTGGCCGTTGTTGTTCGCGTCGCCGCCGAACTTGATGTTGTCCACCATGTCGAACAACACTGCTGCCGGCTTATGCAGACGCATCAGGTCTTCGACTTCGTGGTTCCACATGTCGTGAATATCGAAGATACGAAGAGTACCGCCGCGTCCTCCGAGTGCAGTTGCGTAATCGGAGCGGATCGTCCCGGCGTTGCTTCGCGCCACGAGGTCTTCAGTAGTTGCGTTGAGGGCAGCTTGGAAGCAGCGGGTGACGATGCGTCGGCCAGGGCCTTCATTGTTGAACCACAGAATCGAGCGGCGCTCTCCGGGGTAGAGAGAATCGACCTGAGACGCCATGTGCGTGAGTTCGCTGGCGGCAAAGGATGTCTTACCTTTGTCGGGCCGGGCGGCAACGACCACAAAGTCTCCCGCACGAAGGGGCTTGATGTGGCGGTTGATGCAAGGCAAACGCCAGTGGAGGCCAGTGTCATTTTCTTCGTCCTTCAGCAAGTCCTCGATTGCGTCGAGCACCTGCGGGTTCTTGACCTTGCGGTCCACCTGCTGCTCGAAGCGCTCGACGTTGGCGCGCAGCTCGGTGTAGAGGTCAACCTCGTCGCCCGCTGTCCACTTCTCCAGAAGCTCAGCGACACGCACGGCGGTGTCGGCTGCCACGAGGCGCTCCATGAGCCCGGCCTCGATGTCTGGGTCCACATCATCCATCGAGGATTTGATGACCTCGGTGAAGATAGCCGCTGCTTCGTCCTTGAGGGTGGGGTGGCGGAAGCCCTTGAACCAGAGCATGAAGCTGCCGGGCTCGATCTTGGTGGCGTTGGGGAATTCGCGGAAGAATGCGCCGAAGTCATCGAGCACGATCTTGGTTCGTGTGTCGAGTGCCTTCGGGGGCACATTGCGTGCCAGCCGCTCATAGCGTTCGCGGTACTTGAGCAACCGCAGAACTGTGATGTCGAGACTCATTTATGATGAACTCCTTGAATTTGTGAACGAGTTCAATGCGCTCGTGGCGACTGCCTGTGCGTAACCATCGTTATAGCCCCGCTTGTGCGCGTCTTCGACGGCTTGCTCGTACTCCTGCTTGGTGCCCACCATGATCTTTAGCTCAGCCTCATAGCGTGTGTACAAGTGGTTGGGCTTCCAGCTCGGCGTGTAAGCTTTGACAAGCGCGTCGCCGAACATGTGGGCGAGTTGGCGGAAGGGCACCCCTTGCTTGAATGCCTCGCGCTTGTCTTTGGCGAGATGATCGAACATTTCTGGGTGAATAGCCACGCGGGCTGCGAGTTCACGCATGGTAATTCCTCCAGGGGCAGTAGTTGGAGCGGTGACCCTCGCGTCCGCAGTAGACGCAGACTTTCCAGTCAGACATGGAGTAACTCCTTGATGTCGTCCCTACTCATGAGCTTTGGGTCACGAGGTGACAGTATGTTGCGCACCTCCAGGCCGTATGCTCGAAGCTGCTTCATGATCTTGCGGGCACCTATCTGGCCCGCGACATCTGGATCGAGCCACACGTTGACAGGCGCGGCCCGCTTCAGCAGAATGGACACCAGATGATCCGACACGCGGGTGCCCATGACCGCTATGCCCTCTCCCACGAGGCCAACCTTGAAGGCCGAGAGGATGTCCTCTGTCAACGTGGGAGAGGGCGCGCTGCCCCACCTGGGAACGACTCGGCTGCGGTCAGCGCTGGGTGCGAGGTACTTGGGCTGTCGGCCGTCCACGGCGCGGGCCTGCCAGAAGACCGACAGGGAGCCCTCAAACACGGGAAGGACGACGCGATCAGTAGGTGGGTGGTAGTAGGCCCCCATCTCACCGATTTCGCGCCTTCCAAGGCCCGCCTTGTACATCCACACGGCCGCGGCAGGCGGCCAGTCGTCCACAGGATAAACCCGGGGCTCGGGTAATTCTGGCCTCAGAATAGAGGCATCCGCCAGCCGGGCGCGGTTCAGGCGCTCCAGCTTGTCGGCCAGTGATTCGGCCGGGGGCGGGGCGAAGCCGCCGTCGTTGCATCGGAAGCACCACGCCCGCAGGCCGTCAGGCCCACGGGACACGAGCATGATGCGGTCGGTCCCGCACTCGTGCTTGACGCGGCGCTTCTGCCCCAGGTCAAGCTCGGTTGCTTGTGGCAACCACGAGTCGCGGGACAGGCTCATGCAGGCACTTGCTCGAAGACGCGGGACTGGCGGCCGTTGACCACGCGGGTCTGGACCACGCCGTCGATCTTGACTTCACGCAGCAGGCCCTTCTTGACCAGCTCGGGGATGCGCTTGTGGGCCTTGATGCCCGTCTCGGCTTCGACTTCGGTAGCCGTCAAGGTGCGGCCCTGGAACAGGCGATGGACAGTGGCATGCGTTTCGCCGAGCTTCGGAGTGACGGCCGACAGGGCGGCAATGGAGGTCGAGTGGGTCATTGTGTGATTTCCTGAGGTTGGCCGGTAAGCTCGAAGGCGTAGGTAGAATAGAGGCCCACGCCTTCTACGGGACCGAAGATCGGCTTACCAAACGACCGACGGCGGGGTGCAACGTAGCCCGAGGGCACATTGCGGTTCGTGGGCAAGGCGCGGTTGAATCCGCCTCGGATGTCGGTGCCCAGCGAGGTTGCGAGCGCCTTGGCGACACGGGCCGCAGGGTAGCTGCGCTCGACCCTATTGTGCCCAATGAACAGATGCCGGAGAACGGCAGCGCCAAGACGCCACGCCTTCTGCTTGTTCTTCACGAGTTGTCCTTTTTGGGGGTGATGAAAAGGCAGAAAAACTCCTCGCCTTTGGCGATGGACTCGGGCGACTGAGCCGCAGAGCGCTCCTCCACCATCGACTTGCAGGTGGCGTAGTCACCCGCCCAGCCAATGATGGCCGGAGGTGCGGCCTTGAAGTCGGCCTGGACGCCGAACGCAATCAAGAAAGCGGCAAGCGTGTTCATCAGATCACCTCGATTTCGATGTCGTGGCGGATGTCCACATGCTCGTTGACGAGGGCGGTGTACTCGTCGATGGAGTCTTCCACCTTCGAGAGCGCTTGCTGGTACGAGACGAAGAGCGCTTCGGCCGCCTCCTGAGCAGCATGATACACGTCCGCAGCCTTGTCGGCTTCCTTGTCGAGCGTCTTGTGGGCGCTGCGCTTGGCGATGACGGCGAACGTCTCGGCGTTGTACTCGGCGTTGTCTTGGACCCAGCGGAGTGCCAGGGCCACTTGGCGGAACAGCTTGTAGTAGATCATGGTCACTCCAGTGGGTTCAGGATCAGGCCGGCGTCAGCTTCTTGACGTTGTTCGGGTAGATCACAAGGACGGTGGCGTCGAAGCCCGTGCCCACGGCGACCTTGATGAGCGTCTGCGACTTCGTGCTGTTCTCGTCACCGGTGGTCTTGACACCGAGCACGAGGCCGACCAACTCACGGCGCGTTTCGCCCTTGCCGTAGTCAAAGGTCACGGTCGCGCCGGCAACGATACTGGCCGGGTCGATGTTCGCGTCGATCTTGGCTTGTAGTTCGGCACGCTTGGTGGTCAGCTTGGTGATCTGCTCGTCGATGGCGACGATCTGTTCGGGAAGGGTCTTTGCCATTGTAGCTCCAGAGTTGAAAGATGGTGCGAGCGCACCCACGAGCCCCGACACGCGGGGCAGGTGGCTATGCTCAGATAGCGCGGAATCGGTAGGTGTGGCCCACCACAGGCTTGCCGGAATCGCCGATGACGGTCACGTATGCTGGGAATGTGAAGGTCGGAGTCACAACGGGTGGGTCATAGTTGACCACTTCGTAGCGCTTGCCCTCGGTCAACAACCAAGAGTAGCTGCCCGTTGCCTCGACAACCTGCCCGACTTCAAACGTATGCACAGCTCAGCCCAGGCCGCTGACGGCCCAATCCCGGACTTCCTGGGCCGTCATTGGCCGCATTTGAGTCACGAGATGCACATGTTGCCTACGGGCCTCCTTCATGAGAGACAGGAGGTCTGCCTCGAAGGCGTAGGTGCCGCAGGTTGCCGTCTCGGCAGGAGGGGCAGGCGGCACCGGGCTGTAGGGTAGGCGGGGTGCCCAGAACATCGGGTTCTCATGGCAACCCTGCCGAGCTTGAGAAGCGAGGACTCCCGCCTCTTCCGCGCCGCCTTCCCACGCAGGCCCCATATGGCGGGTGCGCAGCACGGTGTCGTTCATGACATTGTGCACCTCGTAGTGGCCGCCCGCATGGCCGTGGTCGATGTAGACCACAGCATAGGGGTAAGGGCCGCCCACGGACTCAGGGCGGATGTCGCCTGTGAAAAGGGATTCCTTGCTCATTTGTTTCTCCAGGTGATGGCGGCAGCGAGCAGCTCGCCGAGGATGAAGAAGGGCCAAAAGACAAAGCCGAGGCAAGCGGTGACATTGCGCTCTGCGTCGAGATGGTCAGTGTTGACCCGCCACAGGTAGCGGGCGAACAGGATGCCCCAGGCGAAGTACACCGCAGTGGCAAGCGCCCAGATCATCGCACACCTGCCGGTAGCGGGGCGGTGAACTTCGACAGATCGAAGGGCTTCCAGGCGTCACCCCGCGGGCCGCTGATGTAGCCCACACCACCGAGCATGTAGGCCGCGCAGTCCTGCCACGCCATCTTGGCGACGTGGGTGCATGCCAGCTCGGCTTCTTCGAGGCTGCCAGCGAACTGCACATCGACGACCAGGGTGTCTTCGGGCAGGTCACGCCGAAGCTCGATGTAGGCGTTGCTGAACTCCCGCATGACGGCCGAGAGCGCGCCCTTGAGACGCTTGTCGGGACTCGGGGCGAGGTGGTCACCCAGGCCCGTGATGATGCTGGAGGGGCCAAGGCCTACGTTGAGGATGAGTCTCATTTTCCATACCTGTCCTGTCCTTGCTGCCGGGCCATGTAGCCCCGGAGCACTTGTGAGGCCGCACGCCACTCGCCGGTGTACGCGCCTACGGGTTTGTGGAGGATCGTGTGGGCCGCGTCACGCTCGTTGAGCGTAGCGTTGGGGTCCAGGGCCACGATGCGAAGTGCGATCTTGGTTTCGTCACTGAGCATGGGAAACCAGCTCGATTCCAGATGGAAGATGCATAGCAGTTCCTGTAGTAGTGCAAGACGCACAGCGCAATGACCGAATCGCCGCCTGACCAGAGCTACTGTCCAGGATTAACTATTTCGATTCCATCAGTCATTGCGCCGTGCGCCCGTTGATCCGCCTCGGCGGTGGGTCACACGGCCCCGGAGTTATTAGAGCATGCCGGGCTCGCTTAAGCGCTTACGCGCCGTTGAACACCCGCTGAGCGTTCTTCAGCGTGCCCAGGTCAGGTTCCACGTTGTCGAATTTCACACGGTCGAAGATGGTCCAGATGCCGTTGACCCATTTGATGAAGTAGCGGTTCTCGGGCTCGATGAAGGTCTGGGAAACTGGCTTGACGGGAGAATTCATGACACCACCTTGATGACAGCGGCCCAGAAGGCGACAACGAACAGGACCACGAGCCAGCGAGCTTCGCGCGCCGTGAGGTCGCGGTGCTTTGGCGGCTCAGGGAAGAAGTCGATCAGATAACTTGCGATGATGTGGAGCATAGAAGCTCTCCTTAAAAGTGCCAAAGGCACACGGCGTAGTGTCCGCATTATGCATGCTCGGGCTTTTGTGAGACCTTGACGGCGTTATGAGCATCAACCCGCAGTGGGCATAGCTACCATTCCGTATGACGCTCACTCACCGCCTTGAGGTGCTCATCACACCAATCAGAGGGTACGCTAGCTATTGCGCAGACACTACGCCGTGAACCTTATCATTGAACACGGCCCCCTAAGTTGATCGCCACGGGGAGTAGCTAGTCCACCATTGTTCTCAGGACGCTAGATTACAGTTGTGCACCCACATGGGCGTGTAACCATTGAAAGCACACAATGAGGCACCCATGCCCAAAGGCATGGATACCCGATGTGGGCTCGGTTAGACCGGAGCTTCGGAGTCGTCGGCTGCGCCGCTGTTCGTCTCTTCCGCCGTCTCGTACTCGGCAGCGATGGCCTTCATCTTCGCCAGCACTTCGGAGTGGGCCATGGTTTGCCCATCCTTGACCTTGCCCTTCTTGATGGCGGCCATCAGAACCTTCAACATGTCCACGACAGCATCCGGGGCGGGGCTCGGCTTGAAGTCGAACCACGGGTTCGCGATGCCCTCTTCGAGGTCGACCTTTTTGTTCGCATCCTTGATGAACGGCGTAACATCCTTGCCTTCACCGTCGTTCGCCATGACACCGGCGAAGTTGAGGTACCAAGCCGTCAGTGCGGCATGGCGTGCGCCCTTGCCCATGGAGGCGTAGAGCTGGTTGATGTAGAACACGTTCCCATGGTCGGCAAACGCCTTGACGGCGCTGCAAGCGAGAACGTGGGTTTCTTGGTCGATCAGACCACGCTTCTTGCCGTGCTTCGTGATCGCATCCTTGAGCTGGGCTTGGTCCAGAATCAGGGTGATGACTTTCTTCATGATGTGTGCATCCTTTGCTAACCTGCGGAATGCAGGATTCAGGGCACTTCGACAGATGACGCAGCTAGCCCACGTCTGAGGTAAAGGCTAGGGTCAAGTCTGTCTGATGCACTGAATCCCACACTCGTTAGAGTGTAGAATTCACATAGGCAGTAGTCCTATGCTTTGCCGCAGTTTAAGGCCCTCGGTACTTGAATTCAGGCCGTAGTGCTTACACCCATCGCAGGCTCACACGTCTAATCCCCGATCCCTTAGATCATAGACGCAGCTATCCCGTTCCAGGCCACTACCCGAGTGCAGAGTTACTGCGCACTAGTCAGTAGCTTAGAGTCTTCGACTCATCGCTAATCAAAGAGCTTGACAGATGCTAGAACCTTGCACCTATCTACTTGCAATCATTGTACCTCACTAACAGATGCTTGTCAAGTAGTCTGTTCAGGCCATCGGCTCTACTGTCTACTCTCCACTCATCTCGGCATCTAGTCTACCACTACTCTTACCCGGTGTCAAGGGCTTGCCCTCTACCTCGGACAGGAGCGACAGCGACTGGCCTACCTACTGTCTAGCCTCTACTGTAGCCTAGTCAGGACTGTCTGTCAAGTGGACTGTCTGTCCTACTGTCTAGCCTTACCTGTCTATCTACTGGTGCTCAGTGTCTCACAGTCTCGGAGGACTGTCAACCACCTACTAACCCAGACTCGGAGAGTCCTACCGGAGGGCCGGCGGGAACCGCATGCTATAGATGCTGCCCTGTGTATTATGGGCACCGTAGCCACCTAGCGGCATCTGCCGGTTCGGTGAGCTAATGTCGTCGATCCCGAGGAAGTGCGCAAGAGGGTAAACCCCTATTGCATCTCGGTGAAGCTCATGGTAGGCTTGAGACGCGGGCCGTCATCGCGTGCGCCGTAGGCATAGGGCAGAGACAGATCGCGCCCGGGCACCTGCCCACGCACCCGCTCATGCGCCCACGCGTAGGCCCACGCAGGCCCGTATCCGCCCGCCCACGCGCACGCAGGCACGCACCCGCACCTACCCCCGCCCGCGCACGTTCGCGCGCCCGTAGGCGCACGCAGGCACCCCCACGGGGGCGTACGCGCGTGCAGTGGTCGGAGGTGCCCCCTCGCATTTCTCCAGAAATTTTGGAGTCAGCTCTGGGTGCCCTCCGCCCTTCGGTCACACTGCCGAGGTCAGGAGCTTCTTCTGGGCCACGTTGGAGGTGACGTAGGCCAGCACCACAGTGCCGACAATGGCAGCGTAGCTGGAGTCAGTCAGGCTGCCGATGTACAGGAGCCATGCGTTGACGCCGAGTGTTGCCACCGTGACGAGAAACTTGCGGCTACTGTACTTCACAGCACGAGAGCCCCGAGGATGAAGCCCACGATGAGGGCCACGCGGTTGTCTTGAATGAAAGCGAGGGCCGAAGCCCTCACCGCTTTCCAGTCGATGAGGTTGTAGTTCATGGTATCCTTACGGGGCAGTGAAGCCTTGGAGGTTGACGTAAACAGCGGCTGCTGTGGTGATACAGGCGACGTTGACGGCGGTGGCTGCTGTACCACGAAGGGGCGTCGGAAACACGATTGAACGTCCTGGGGAGTTGGCAGGGCAGTGGCCGCGCCAGATCACAGTAGCGCCGTCTTTGATGACGACTTCTGTTGCCGTGGCACTTGCGTTGGATAGGTCAATAGAGGTGACGTAGTTGCGAACGCCTGCCGCGGCGGCGGCTTTGGCTACCACGTCAGTGGTATTGACAATCCCGCCTGAGGCCCCGGCAAACTGCCAGTCCAACTCTGGGACACCAAACGCCTTCGTGATCGCGGCCCCTCCTGTCGTGATAAACAGGTCCGAAGAATCACCAGCGATCAGGGTGGTGTCTACTGCGGTATTGACCCGCCCTGCAACACGGACCGGTGCGCCCGTAGATGCGCTACTGTGAGATGCGCTACCTACCACGGTAACTTGCCCGATGGAATTGCTGCCTGAGGCCAAGGCACTATCCGTGATAGACAATGGGCCACTAGCTGCACGGACGGTGACTACTGCCGTTCCGGTCACAGCCGCCAGGGCAGTGACCCGATACTTCAGAGCAGGCTGAATAGGGAATCGCCAGAAGCTCTGCCCTGCCGAAGGAATTACAGCAACACCGATACCGGAAGCACCCACCATCAACTGTGAGGTGAAAGTAACCCAAGTGGTGCCATCCACCGTACACTGAAGAGAGAGCGCTCCGGTGTAGGTACCTACCACCTGAATTATGCCTTGACTGGCCGTCCCTGGAGTCAACTCAACAGAAGACCCTGCGGTAGCCACGCCAGCAGGCACCAAATTCTGAGTGGTAATCGAACCGGAAGCTGCTGCGATGGGGCTGTTGGTGTTTACCACTTGGTCCGAAGCGATATTCACCGGAGTGGACCCCGTGGTAACGGCTGCGCCAAGTGCGGGCGTCTTGGTATTCAAGGCCGCCAGGGTAGTTTCTGTTGCCGCGCCTGCGGGAAGTGGGAGCGC